GAGACATCAAAGAACGTAATAGAGCCATTAAATCGCTGACGGACAAGCAAACGAGAATACCGAAGCATCCAAACCCGGATGCATTGAGAGATTTTAAGGAAGTACCGTATCAGTTGCGGTACGGGAAGGAGAAGAAGGATGCTGAATAGAGAAAAATATGCGGAAGAGATTTTAAATATTGCATGTGATGGAGGCAATATTGCGTTAATTAATGGAAAACTGGAAAAATGCATGGGAGTCTGCGATAAATGCGATTTTTGCGTTAATGACATTAGAAATGCTGGTCGTTGCAGAGAAAAAGCAAAAGAATGGGCGAACAGCCAGTATGTTGATTGGAGCGAAGTTCCAGTCGATACACCGATTTTGGTCAGAGATTCTGAACTTTTTGCGTGGAGCAAAGAACATTTTGCAAAATATGAAGATGAAACGGTTTATACATGGGATTACGGAAAAACGTCATGGAGCACATACGACGGTAAAATGAGTAGCTATAAATATGCTATGTTGCCGGAAAGTGAGGATCAGAATGAAAATAAGCAGGATTAAAAACAGGATATCTGAGGCAGCAACAGAAGCCTGCGGGTATTCTCCACTAACAAAAGTGGTTTCGGAGGAAGAAATCAACAGGATTTTGGAGCAGGAAAGCGGATGGATTCCAGTAGATGAGCAGATTCCTAATACTGATAAATATATCCTGGTATCGTTTGAAAACTTTACTATTCCAGATATCGGAAGATATGAAACTGATGAAGATGGTAACGGTGCGTTTTATCCGGGGGATGATGACAAAAGCTATGCAAAATATGGATTATTTGTAAATGCTTGGATGCCACTGCCGGAGTCGTACAGCACAGATGCAGAAAAGCCACATATTGAAAAGCCACAGACCAATGCAGACCGGATCAGGAGCATGACGGATGATGAACTTTTAGATTTCCTTTGCTCAATCGAAACATATGAGCAGGGTAGTGTAAAGACCATTGAGGGCGGTGTAGCAATGTGTTCTGTTACAGAGGTGGAACAATGGCTTAAGGCAGAAAGTGAGGGATAGCATGGAGAGATTAACATATGTGGCAGAGAATGGAGAAGTTTTATTTCATCCAGCAGATTTACCGGATGATGAGGGAATTACCATTACCCAGCTTGCGAAAGATGGAAGATACAAAGCCCTGGAAGAGATTGCGGAAAGACTTGCAAATAGAGAGCAAGCCGAAGAGCAGGGATTACTTCTGCGGTTGCCGTGCAAGGTTGGAGATACTTTGTATAGGGTAAATAAAGGAGCGAAAGAGCCAGTTATTATGATGCGCGTTATCCAGTTATATATCAAGCAGATTCATAAAGACAGAACTGTTATGAGAATTGATGCTATAAATGACACTGATATGGGTGAGAGTTGCTATTTACCGTGCGACATTGGCGAAAGGATATTCCTTACCAGAGAGGAAGCCGAAGCCAAGCTGAAAGAAATGGAGGGGGAAAGTGATGTACTGTGATGGAAGATGTCAGTATTTAAACGAACGTAAACATAAATGTGAGTTGACCGGAGAAAAATTGACTTACATGAAGCAGACCGGAAGTATTTCATTTTCCGTGCATGAACATAGAGGATTTTGCAAAGGAAAAAAGGTGGAACGTGATGGGAGACGTAGTTAAACATATACCGAAAGATGATCTGTGCCCGTTCTGTAAAAAAAAGGAATCAACTTTGCTGTGCGACATGCCTGTAAATACAGTTATTACACATGCACGGGGAAGCGGATTTAAAAGTTATACCATGACCTGTGATAAGAAAATCTGCACGGAATGCACCACAAGAGTGAACGGGTTTGATTTCTGCCCGGATTGTGTGAAGAGGATCAAGATAACACCGAAGGGAGTGAAAGAGTGATGGAGAATAGATTTTTATCCCGTGGAAAGCGGATTGATAATGGCGAATGGATACAAGGATATTTATATGGTATCTGGGAGAGAAGATATATCCTATGGGGAATGATCAATGATATCCCGAACATGGCCGAAGTAGACCCAGAAACCGTCTGCCAGTGCACCGCAATGCCTGATAAGAACGGTAAGCTGATTTTTGAGAATGATATTCTTTCAGGGCATATCGACGTTGAGTTTCCAGAAGATGAGACGAGAAAGCGTGTCGTGTGGCATGAAAACGGATGGTGTACGAATGAGCCGGGCTGTGATGACTACGAGGAACTGGATGATTTTGATTCAGAGAATTTTGAAGTGATCGGCAACATGATTGATAACCAGGAACTGTTGGAGGTGTAGGATGCCGAGAACCATAGCGTATAGAGCGGGAGGATTTACAAATTGTGGAATCGGTTACACAAAATTCAGTCAGGAGGAATTGGCAGAAATGAAAGATAGAGTCATGACGGAGAATGAAGCAACAACAAAAAAATATTGCAGTACATGTAAATACTACGCTGAATATGAGGGTGTTTGTTGCAATGGAGACAGTGAACACTGTGCAGATTTCCGTGGACTGGATGATACATGTGAGAAATGGAAGGAAAACGAAGAATGAATGAAGAACTTAAGCCATGCCCGTTCTGCGGCGGAAAAGCAATGTTCTTTACCATTGTAAATAAGTCATCACATTCGGATGTTGGAGTAATGTTCAAAATCAAATGTATGAAATGCGGAACAGAACTTCCAAAAAGCTATGAATGTGAGATGTATATGGATCAGGACGGTGGAATCAGAACAGGAAAAGACGAGCGAACAAAAGCAACTACAGATTGGAACAGGAGGGCAAACAATGAGACTGATTGATGCGGATGCATTGGTAAAACGACTAGAAAAAAGTCATGAATATCACGCAAAAACAAGCAGAGAGGAAGTTTTACTTTTCCGTGATATCAGAATTATAAATGAACAGCCGACCGCCTACGACCTAGACAAGGTTGTAGAGCAGTTAAACGACAAGTTCAGAGTCGTGCGAACTGATGAAGATTTGGAATGGAACAGAGCAATGGACGAAGCAATTACAATCGTGAAAGGTGGCGGTGTAGAGTGACAAGAGAAGATAAAGAAGCAATTTTAAATAGTTTTGACGAAACAATGATACAACCGGATGAAGCTATGAACCTCACAGAAATGAGAGCATATGTAAAAGGTTTTGAAGATGCTAGAAATGCAATGTTTGATGCGACTGACAAGTTTTATCGAAGTAATAAGACGGATTAGAAGAATACAATCCGAAACATGAAAAATCATGGAGACCGGATTGGTGTCCGCTCCGGGAGTTGCCGGAGAAGAAAGATACGATTATCTACGAAAACGATGACTGGGGAACAGTTAATCTGAAAACGAAAGATGAAGGCTGGAATGCCTGCTTAGATGAAATTTTGAAGTAAATCGAAAGGAGTAAGAGGTTTGCTGGCCAGCGTGAAAGAGCTCTTTACTCCGAGAAGAAAATGGAATCAGTAAAAGAACGTATGGAGCGAATCGGAGCATACGAAAAGATAGTATCTTTTATGCAGAAAGAAAAGCAGCCATATGAATATAAAAGAAAATATGCACAGATCAGAGCAGAAGAGTTCGCAAGTGAATGTGACGGAAGATTGCTCAATTACCATGTTTCGGTTGGTGGACTTGACAGTATAATCTTATACCTGTTTTTACATGAGGTATGCGGAATTGACGCACCAGGAGTCAGTGCATCTACACTGGAAGACAAGAGTATACAGAGAGTACATAAGGCTCTTGGAATAATAAATGTACCGCCGCTGAAAAGAGATGATGGCACATATTGGACAAAACCAAAGGTTATACAGGAATTTGGATTTCCGGTCATTTCAAAGGAAGTGGCTGCCAAGATAGAATTGTTACAAAATCCGTCAGAGAAAAATAAAACTGTCCGCCATGCGATTATTACTGGGGAGACTGGAGAATATGGCGGATGGCAGAAAAACTCTAAAATGCAGCTAAAACAGAGATGGTTAAAGCTGTTCGGTGGGTATGAAAATGAAACCGAAGGATGCGACTTTCAAAAGCCGGATTTTCTGGTATCTGCGAAATGCTGCTATTACCTCAAAGAAAAGAATTGTGAAGACTGGGGCAAGGAACATAACAGTGTCCCGTATTTGGGATTGATGGCATCCGAGGGCGGCAGACGTGCCAGGAGCCTGCGAATGAATGGATGCAATTACTTTGGGGCATCCACAATCAGATCAGCACCGTTTGCAATCTTCCACCGGCAGGACATTCTTACACTTGCCTTGGAGATGGATGATCTCTGGAAGAACGGATTAAAAGAGAAGTATCGTGATGCTGGAATCAAGGATGGGATAATAACAGAAGATTTCCAGATGCCGGAATCTTTGATACCAGAGATTTACGGAACGATCGAGAAAAAGTCAGACGGTACATTGTATACAACAAAAGCACAGCGTACCGGATGCAGTATGTGCGGTTTCGGAATCCACATGGAGAAACGGCCGCATCGGTTTGATCTATTACATGAGAGCAACCCGAAAGAGTGGGATTATCTGATGTTCCACATGTGCAGGGATAAAGACGGGAAAGATTATGGATGGGCGAAAGTTTTAGACTACATTGGAGTTGGATGGGATCCGTCTACAATCGGTGGTAATTGTAAGGGGCAGATTTCGCTTCCATTAGATCGGATGGTGTAAATATATAAAAAGCACCTAATTGCTTAGGTGCGCTATGTTCAATAGTGGGATTCGAACCCACGACCATGCCTTTATAGGAGGCGCGCTCTATCCACTGAGCTATATTGCTAAATATTTTAGGATTATATATTAGCATAATTATTTGAAAATTACAAGAGACATTTAGAAAGGAGCCGAACCTCAGGCCTGGGTAACGATATATCGGGTTCCTTTTGAAGAAAATGATACATGGAGAATTGATAGTTGACAATTTTGCCGGTGGGGGCGGCGCTTCCACTGGTATAGAAATGGCAACCGGATACAGTGTTGATATAGCCATCAACCATGATCCAGAAGCTATCAAGATGCACAAGGCGAACCATCCGAATACGAAGCATTACTGTGAAAACGTGTGGGCGGTTGATCCTGTAAAAGCCTGTAAAGGACATCCAGTAGCACTTGCCTGGTTCTCTCCGGACTGCAAACATTTTAGCAAAGCAAAGGGTGGCAAGCCAAAAGATAAGAATATCCGTGGTCTTGCGTGGGTAGCCTGCCGATGGGCGGGACTTGTCCGACCGAGAGTCATCATGCTTGAAAATGTGGAAGAGTTCAAAACATGGGGACCACTTGGACGGCGACACCATCCGATTAAGGCAAAGCAGGGCGAAACATTTCAGAAATTCGTTCAGCAGCTCACGGATTTAGGATACGAAGTGCAATTCCGGGAGCTGATTGCCGCTGACTACGGAGCACCTACCATGCGAAAGAGATTTTTCATGATCGCCCGGTGTGACGGCAAGCCGATCGTCTGGCCAGAGCCGACACACGCACCGGCAGACAGTGAAGAGGTAAAGGCAGGATTGAAAAAACCTTATGTTGGAGCATATACACAGATTGATTTCAGCCGACCGTGTCCGAGCATCTTTGATACTTCGGAAGAAATCAAGGAGAAATACGGCATCCGGGCAGTAAGACCACTGGCACAAAAGACGATGGACAGGATAGCCAGAGGATTTATAAAATTCGTTTTGAATAATCCAAAGCCTTTTATCATTCAGTGTAATCATGGCGGTGAGCGTAGACCGAATGATATTCGAGATCCAATTCCGACGATTACTGGAAAACATGGATATGGAATTGTAGAGCCGTACATAGTTCAGATAGGGCAGACCGGATTTACAGCGGACAGAAGCAAGGACGTGCGGGAGCCGCTCACAACGATTGTAAGTAAAAATGAACATTGTCTTATCAGCCCTACACTTATCCAGTACCATTCCGAAACGGCACAGGGAGAAGTCCGGGGGCAGACCATTAAAGATCCGATCATGACCGTGGATGGTTCGAACAGGTATGGACTTGTCACATCATTTCTAAGCAAATTTTATAAGAGCGGCACAGGGCAAGATTTACGAGAACCATTGCATACAATTACAACGTCAGCCGGACATTTTGGAGAGGTCAGAGCATTTTTAATAAAATATTATGGAGATGCGACCGGACAAGATATTGAAAAACCACTTGATACCGTGACAACTAAGGACAGATTTGGACTGGTGACAATCGAGGGCGTGGATTATCAGATCGTGGATATCGGACTGCGGATGCTGGAGCCAAGGGAGTTATATGGATGTCAAGGATTCCCGGATGATTACATAATCGACCATGATTACACCGGCAAGACATATCCAAGAAGTGAACAGGTGCGCCGCTGCGGCAATGCTGTGTGTCCACCGATACCGGCAGCACTGGTCAGAGCAAATCTTTCGGAACTGTGCGTAGCGGAACGTATGCCAAATATGCAGATAGAAGCAGAGCAGACCGGACAGCTCCGGTTTGCGTAAACCTTAAATTTTGTGGAGGTGTTGCCATGAAATTATTTGATAAAGTAAAATGCAAAGGCTTCTATAAACCATTTAAAGACGGAAGATGGCTGTATCTCGACAGAGAAACATTAACTGCTGATGCAATGGACAATAATCTGGCAGATGGAAACAATGATGGCACTGTCGAAAAGAATGTTGAATATATCGAGAAAACTTATTTCAAACACGTTGATAAGAATTTCATCGGCGTAATTGTCGGATATAAGAATATTGTTATCAAAGGTTATCTTGATGCAGTCTATCAAGACGAATGTGATGTAGGTGTCGGAGTTATTCCAGAAGCGTTTTATGTATCGAAAAGAGCAAAAGAAACGGTAAAATGTGCTGTTGTTTATTATGCGAACAATTTAAAACATTATGTTCCATTGGAAGATTTGGAGGCGCTGCCATGATACAGACAGCAGAAGATAAAGTGAAAGAGTACTGCCAGTGCATCCGTAGAGAAATAGAACACTGGAAAGATATCAATCAGAACGGGTGTAATGATCCGTTCTGGTCGGATGGATACAATATGAATCTGACACGGAATCATATCATTTATTATCAGTCAAAGATCCATGAGGCCTGCACAGAAAATCAGTTGCCATTGCCAGATGAATGTTATTTATCCATACCGCCGGAAGTGGATAATAATTATATGGCGAATCTTAAGCAGAAACCACGGGTGGAGAGATTGCGTCAGTTAGGGAGGATCATGACTGGACGCATTTATCAGTACGACGAGAACCAGATGAGTTTATTTTAGAACCAGATAACAAAACCAAGAAGAGAGGAAAAACAATGAATGAAATGAAAATCAGAATATCATTATACTTTGAAATTAAGGATTCAGAAATGTTTGGCGGAGAGGGTTCCGTTGGATATACAGAGCAGAATATAGGTTTTACAGTCACAGAAGAAAAGCCAAGGATTTTTGAAGAAAGTGCATACGACTATGTGAAAAGAGCCATTGCAAACATGGCGAAAAGTTTAGGCGTGAGTGAGGAATGCATCAGGACCATCAGCAAAGAGGAATATGAGGAAAATACGGAGGACTAATGCAGTGCGAAAGAAACTTATAACAGCCATCATAACAGCAACACTTCTGATTGCCGGATGCAGTGATACAGCAAATGTCAGTGCGGGACAGGAAAACACAATGGTACTGGTGGGAAGTGGACAAGAATATCTTATTTATGCAGATAATGACACAGGAGTGATGTATTTATATATCACAATAAGTACGGGCGGCGGTCTTACCGTTATGCTCAATGCTGATGGTACACCGAAGATCTGGCAGGGAGAGAAATGAAATAAATTTGTAGCACAATTATAATTGAATATCAACAGGGAAAGTGGTATGATTCATGAAAAAGGAGGCATATTACTATGAATGGTAAAGAAAAATTTTTACAAAGTGCGTTGGATTGTGGGATGAAAATGGAGAGTCAAACAATAGCGAAAATCACTGATTACAGAAAAGTGTCAGAGTTTTTGTCTTATTTAAAACAAAGAAATGTGCAATTAGGAATGGATATGGCTTCGTTGACCTGTTCTGGAGATGTAACGATTGTTGCAGATCCAGATGAGCTTGGGAATATTAAGCTGATAGAAAATGATAATGGCTGCATAGATTGTTTCAAATTCAAGGGCCTATTAATAATGAATACAGATATTGATGATCCAGAATCCGCCCCTGAAATGTATTTTGAAGCTGACGATGATATTGAATGGTTGACTAAGCATCCAGAAGAAACAAGGACACCACACTTACTTTCTAAAAATGATGGTAGATATGAAGGACTTGAAATACCTGAGCTTGGACCTGGTGTTTTTTATGACAAGGAAACTGTAGATAAATACATGGACCTAGATTTTAGACGTTGCAATGGTGAGAACGTTTATGTCCCTAAAATGACTCGAATTATTAGAAATACTAGAAGAGAAATGCTGGTATATGCTAATGTGCAGGGATGCAAAAAAAGACATAGAGGAAGTAGTATTATCTATAGATTCAGCAAAAACACATGCGATGATTTTGTTGAAGGATTTTCAAAGTATTATAAATTAATATAGAAGAATATAGTAAAGATATGGTATGATAACTATATACAATAGTGCCTAAGAGCCAAATATTAATCATTAACTTGATTGGTATTTGGCTCTTTTTATTTTGCTAGAAGAAAGGGAGTGAACAGTTGGCAGCAAAGAAAAATCCATTGGCAGATAAAGCATATGAACTGTATAAGAGCGGCATGAAGTTGATAGACATTGCTGACCAACTGGGAAAGCCTGAGGGGACGATCCGCAGATGGAAAAGTACGTATGGTTGGGATGGCGAACGTTCGGGATGCAAAGCGAATAAAAGCGAACGTTCGGTTACGAAACGAACAGAGAAAAAGATACCAGTTGATGATGGTACGAAAGAGACACTGCAGAATGATGATCTCACACCGGAACAGCAGATGTTTTGTATATATTACAGTCGAACTTTTAATGCGGCGCAGAGCTATCAGAAAGTTTATGGGTGCAAGTATGAAAGTGCAATGGTGCGTGGAAGTGAATTGTTAAGAAATGTTAAGGTACGAAAAGAAATCGAGCGTCTTAAAGAAATCAAGCGTCAGCAAATTGTAACAGGAACAGAGGACATTGTGGAAATTCAGATGCGGATTGCATTTGGTGACATTGGAAATTATCTCTCATTTGGCAGAGAAAAAGTTGATGTTATGAGTGCGTTTGGACCGGTAAAAGATCCGGAGACTGGCGAAAATCTGAAAAAAGAGGTCAATTCTATAAAACTGAATGAGTCCTGTAATGTTGATACGCAGATCATCCAGGAAGTGAAGCAAGGAAAAGACGGGGTATCATTGAAACTTGCGGATAAGCAAAAGGCTTACGATTGGCTTTCAAAGTACTTTCTCATGCATCCAGATGATAAGTACAAGGCTGAATTTGATAAAAAACGCGCCGAGGTCAAAGATGATTCGGCAGCACAGATCCTTGCAAACATGCAGACCATAGCGGATATCCTGAAAAAGCCGGAGCAGAACCGGAGCATAGCAGATTTCGAAAGGAATGGAGATCATGAACAAACCGGCACCGCTGAGTAAAAGACAATATGATTATTTTCTTCGGAGCTTCGATAGCTGGTTCAATGTGGCAGAGGGCGGCAAGCGAGGCGGAAAGAACGTTCTTGCAACGTTGATATTCTGCACAATGCTTGAGACACATAAGAATAAGATTCATTTGGTTGCAGGAGTATCAAGCGCCACGGCAAAGCTTAATATATTGGACTGCGACGGATATGGACTGCTCAATTATTTCGAGGGTAGATGCAGAGAGGGAAAATACAAGGATCGCGATTGTGTGTATGTACAGACCAAGACCGGCGAAAAGATTGTACTGGTGTCTGGCGGCGGTAAAGATGGAGACGAAAAGCTGATTAAAGGTAATACCTACGGCATGGCATATGTTACAGAGGCAAATGAATGCCACCCGAAGTTTTTAAAAGAGGTATTTGACCGTACATTGTCCAGCACGGACCGTAAGATCTTCCATGATCTGAACCCGAAAGAGGAAGAGCACTGGTACTACACGGATATCCTTAAATTCCACGAGGAACAGCAGGAAAAGAACCCAAAGTATGGTTATAATTACGGGCATTTTACTTTGGCCGATAATATGAGCCTGTCAGACGAGAAGATTCGAACAATCCTTGGAACCTACCAAAAGGACAGTGTATGGTATAAGCGGGATATCCGGGGAGACAGAGCAGTTGCAGAGGGAATCATATTTCGAAAGTTTGCAGAGAATAACGAACCGTATTTGTGTGATGATTCGGATGTTTTGAATTATGATGGCGGTCACAGGTTAAATCCGAGACCAAGTAAAGTTGTGATCGGCATGGATTTCGGTGGCAATGGATCCATGACAACAATGGTGTGTGCATTGTATTTTCGGAATTATCATCTGATCTTTGCAGTTGAGGAAGATTATCTGGAACTGTCGGCGGATATTGATGCGGATCAGATTTGTGAGAAGTTTATAGAATTTTACCGGATGTGTATTGAGAAATATGAGCGCGTGGATTGGGTGTTTCCTGATTCTGCCAGTACAACAATGATAAATTCTATTCGAAGTGCTGCAAGAAAAGCAAGACTTCCATACACGAACATAGCTGGATGCCGGAAGAATGAGATATCTGAGAGACCGCGGACCGTAGATCTGTTGCTTAATACAGGGCGATTAAAGATCCATAGGCGGTGCGTAAGGTTGAGAAAAGCTATCGGATCACTGAAATGGGATGAGAAGAAACCAAACATACCGGAAGATAAAAATATAGGTAACTGCAACGACTGGTGGGATGCATTTTGCTACACCATGTTAGATTTTATTGAATATATCGATTTAGACAGATGATGGAGGGATAGAATGGAGAGTTGCGTAGAAAGCAAGCTGCAAAATCTTGGATATTATGTAAATACCGTACCATATGGATATATTAATGCCTGCAATGCATGGTATAAAAATGAACTAATTGAGAAATTTCACAGACGGACATCCATTCAGGGCGAAGAGTATGTGATCGAGCGCATGAATTTTGCAAAGAGAGGATGCGCAGACGATGCGAACCTGTGCGAGATTATCCAGATTAATGTAGGGAATGCGAACCAGACGGATGAAATCAATAAGATTTTGAATGATAACAGATTTGATGTAATGTACAGAAAACAACTGGAACGAATGAGTGCGGCCGGAACAGTGGCAGCATATGTACGATTAAAAGATGCTACATATCTGGACAATGGATCAGTGACAGGCGGCACTATAAGAATCGCCTACTGTTATGCGGAGAATTACACGCCGCTTTTGGTCGAAAATGAAGAAGTGCTGGAAGCATGTTTCTATGGTGTGGATTACGTAAACGGAAAGAAGCGGACAACGATGGTTCTTTTTACAAGACCGGACGGGACGAATTATAAAGCTGAAACCTATACATTCGATGAAAACGGAGCAGAACTTGAGAATTACTGGATTAATCTTGGTGATGTGAAGCCTTTTGCAGTTATGAGGGTTGCAGAGGTGAACAATCTGGATAATATGCAGGGGTTTGGTTTGCCGAAGATTTGGGGAGCAATCCCAACACTTAAAAAGATTGATCTGTGCAACATGATCTTAAATGGGGATTTGGAAAAGGGCGAAAAGTTGATTCTCACAAATGAGGCATTGGTGGAGCTGGATGAAGAAACCGGGCAGCCGAAGCAGAAAACTCCACTTATGAAACGTTTATTTGTGTTCCTGGGGGATCATTTACCGGAACAGAAAAATGTGATTCAGGAATACAACCCGCAGATCAGAGTAGATGATATCACAAAAGCATTTGAGTTATGCTTGTCACTCTTTTCTATGACATTTGGATTTGGCAGCAAGAAGTATACATTTGAACAGGGGCAGATTCAGACAGCCACACAGTATATCGGAGAAAGACAGGATGCCATGCAGGAGTTAAATAAGCAGCGCAAAGAAGCAACCGACTATATTGCCGGTATTGTTAGAGCAATTATGTGGTTTTCTAACACCTTTAATGGTACGTCGTATGATTTAGATGCAGATATTTGCATTGACTTTGATGATTCATATATTGAGGACAAGGCTGCAAAATTAAACAATATGAGAGCGGATGCGCAGTCATTTTCTGATATTCCGGAATTTATGATCCGTTATATCATGATGAGTTTGAACCTTGACAGAAAAGAAGCTGAAAAACTTTTAACTGCAAAAGAACAGGAACCGGATCCAGAAGAGGAAGATTAGAGGGGGTGTGATAAATGCTGACAGAAAAGCAGTTAGAAATGTTTGGTGATCGTGGTGCTGCAGTTTTTCAGTCAGCAGAGCAGGACATCATTGCGGACATTGCGCGGAGAGTAAAAAAGACTGGGCGTTTTACTGAGACAGCAGAGCTACAGGCACAGGCATTGCACGCGGCGGGGGTAAGCACGCAGGAAATCCGCAAAGAGGTTATGAAAATCCTTAATGCGGATGACGAGTACAAAAAATATGTGGCGAGTAATACAAAACAGTACAAAAGAGATGTTGTTCATGCAATCAGGCAAATGGAAAAGGATGCTGCGGCAGAAGGAGATCGTATCATAGCAGATGCAGGAGATATGGCATTTAATAAAGATTTATCAGCGTGGCATCGGGCAGGGACCGAACTCACAAAAGATACTGGTATAGTAAAAATAATGGAAGAAATGAGTCGCACAACGGCGGGAACCTTTAAGAATCTGACCAAAACAATGGGATTTAAAGGGGCATACGATTTTACATCGGTTCAAAATGCATACATTAAATATCTGGATAAGGCTGTAATGAAGATGGCAACCGGAGCATACTCATTTGATGCCGCAGTGAATGACGCAATTCGAGAAATGGCGCGGAGTGGTCTTAGATCGGTGGATTATGCCAGTGGAAGAACCTATCAGCTTGATACCGCCGCAAGAATGTGCGTAAGAACATCATGCCATCAATTATCTGCCAAAATTACAGAAAGAAACTGTGATGTTACCGGTACAGATCTAGTAGAAGTTTCTGCTCACTGGGGAGCACGGCCGGAGCATGCGGAATGGCAAGGAAAAATTTATTCGAGAAGTGGGCGCGATAAAAATTACCCGCCATTCTCTGAAACACAGTATGGAGCAGTAAATGGATTGTGTGGCGTGAACTGCCGGCATACTTTTTATCCGTTTTTTGAGGGAATCAGTGAACCGACAAAATGGGATAAAGAACCGGATCCAAAGGAATACAACGGCAGGACATATAAATATTATGACATGACGCAGAAACAGCGGCAGATGGAGCGGGGAATCCGGGCAACCAAGCGGGAGATCGAAGCACAAAAGGCTATCGGCGGAAATGCGAATGCACTGGAAGCACAGAAAAGAAAGCAGATTGCAGAATATCATAGATTTTCAAAAGAGATGGGGATCAGCGCCAAAGATAATCGCCTAAGAGTAGCAAATGGCAGCAGTGATTTGAATAGAACACAGACTATCAAAATTTTGCCAAAAAGAAACGAGTCAAGAGCAATGGAAGATAAAGCCAAATCATTATTTGATGTGCAGCCATTGGAAAAAGGCGATACCGTAAAGCCGGTATCAATATACAAAGATCTAAAGACCTCTGAAACAGGAAAGAGAGTGTTAGAGTATATAGAAAAGAACAATATATCTGTTGATGTGATATATAATAGAGATACCATAACGGAAAACCATCTGGATGATGTATATGGATTAAATATTGGAAACAGTATTTACATAAATGCACGAACATGTAACACCAAAAAGAAAATTGTCGAAACAATCATTCATGAGGAAACCCATATAGAGTATGATATCGGCGAAGATGCACATGCAGAGTGCGTATGTGATTATAACGCATTGAAACATAGAAAAGGAGAATTGACGGGCGAAGATATAAGGAATATAATTAAATCTGTAAAAGAGAGGTATCCGGATTATGAATGGAGGAAACCATAATGAAAAAAATTGATATTGATTTCGAAAAATTAAGAAATGGTGAAATAGTAAAATGTCCAAAGTGTAAGACAGGGACTTTGCGAACTGACTATGATCCAAAGACATCACATTATTTTAAATGTGACAAATGTGGTTTGAGAATAAATTTTGATTAAATATTACCACTGTGAAAGTGCAGTGGTTTTTCTTTAAAAAGAGACATAAGTATACATTATAACATTGACTATAACATAATAAAATGTTATATTTAGAAAGGGGAAAATATATGCAAACAAGAAATTATTGGTATCGTTGCCCGGAGTGTGGAAAGAAGATGCTGTATCTCAGATCAGATACAGTGATTCAGAATTTCCCCGGGTATTGTAAATTATGTAAAAGAAAATTTATATTGTCAATCGAACCCGAAAAAGAGCCTGTGAGCCAATTAGTTGAATCTTAAATGATTTGATTAATTGGCTCATTTTTATTACAGCAAAGGTGCAGTGGTGCACGACAGGGGTTTTTGCCTCCTTTCATGTATGTTTGTTTTTACCCTGTGGCGGTTCGATCCCGCCTTTGCTGGCTATCTGAGGATGATTCTTCCTCGTGAAATAATTAATCGTTAAAGGAGATAAAAGAGAATGACAAGAGAAGAACTGGAAGCATTAGGAATGACCAAAGAACAGATCAACGGTACGTTGGATATGTATCACAAGGAATATGATCCGGTACAGAAAGAACTTGATACTGTGAAAGCAGATTTAGCAGCAGCGCAGGAGAAAGTAAAAACCCATGAGGGAACAATCAAAGGCTTGAAAAAGGATCTGGAAGAATTTAAGGATGCGGACGTATCCGGGATGAAACAGAAGATCGAAGATCTGGAAAAGGATATTAAGGCAAAGGATGCCGATTATCAGCAGCAGATTGCGGACAGGGATTTCAACGACGTTCTCAAGGACAGCATTAACGCCGCTCACGGAAAGAATGCAAAAGCCATTACGGCACTTCTGGATGTAGATACATTAAAAGCATCCAAAAATCAGAAAGAGGACGTTGCAGCAGCTATCAAAGTGCTTTCTGAAGCCGAGGATAGCAAGATGCTTTTTGGAGAGGCGGAGCCTAAGCCAGCCGGAACGGGTGATCCAATCGGCGGAGTAGGCGGAACGGGAGCAAAACCGCAGGCAGACAGTCTGATCGGTGCTCTGACAGAAAGATACAACAGTAAGTAAAGGAGAAGAGAGATATGCCATTAACATTAGCAGAAGCAAAAGTCGGATATGCCGACAAAGTAGATCAGCAGGTTATTGACGAATTTAGAAGAGATTCTGTTTTGCTCGATAAACTGACATTTGATGATACCATTTCGCCAACAGGCGGAAGTAACCTGGTATATGGATACCAGAGATTAGAGACTCCATCGACCGCAGGCGTGCGTCAGATCAACAGTGAGTACACTGCAAACGAGGCAAAGAGAACAAAACAGACTGCAAGTCCTGTTATTCTCGGAGGATCATTCGAGATCGATCGTGTAATTGCACAGACGTCCGGTGCGATCAATGAGATGGACTTCCAGATTAAGCAGAAAACAAAAGCGGGAGCGAACTACTTCCACAACCTTGTTATCAACGGAACGTCTGCATCAAGTGGAACGGGGTATGTTCCGAACACGTTTGATGGACTGAAAAAGATTCTTTCCGGAAAATCCACAGAGATGACTACGGATATTGATGTGTCTACGTCTGCAATGCTTGACAGCAACTACAATGCATTTTTGGACGAGCTGGATACTTTTCTTGCACTTTTAGCAGCAAAACCGGATGTGCTTATGATGAACAATAAAATGCTCACAAAGATCAGATCTGCAGCGCGTAGAGCCGGATATTATGACCGTTCGAAAGATGATTTTGGAAGAACAGTAGAGACCTATAACGGAATCCTGCTTATGGATGCCGGAGAATATTACAACGGATCTGCGACAGAGGATGTTGTAGTAACTTCCGCACCGGATTCTACTCACTATGGAACATCTGATATCTACGCTGCAAAACTCGGTCTTGATGCTTTCCACGGAATTTCTGTAAACGGATCAAAGATGCTTAAAACCTATTTGCCGGATATGTCCGCACCTGGAGCTGTAAAGAAAGGCGAGGTTGAGTTGATTGCCGGAGCTGTTCTGAAAAACAGTAAAATGGCTGGTGTCTTAAAAGGAATTAAATTACTTGGAAAGACATCATAAGAAGGAGGGAGCTGTAAATGTCAAAAATCATTGATTGGGAGTATTACAGCTCCCATTTTCCAAACGTTGTGCCGGAAAAGCAGTTTGAAGCAGTCGAGGCACAGGCAGAAACCGAGTATAAAAAAGTCGTTAAGCCGTACATGAATATTTCGGAAGAACGACAGAAAGATACTATATTCCGGTTGTGCAATTTCCTGTGGTCGAATCAGACAACACTTGCCGGGCATAGCGTAACGTCCGTGAATAACAATGGTTATTCAGAATCCTATGCTCTGCAGAGTACAGCACAGGCACAGGAGGCGATGGAAGAGTTAATCTACAAGGGCATCGGGACCAGATTGGCGGGTGCATTTTGATGAATGATAAGACCATTACAGTATACAATGCACATAAAAACGCAGATAAGACAGAAATTTGGAACCGGACAGTGATTCGAGGATGTGAATATAAGTATTCCGCAGATAAAACGGTATCGGGTTCTGGATCTATTGTATTTACACAGCTTTTAACTGCAGTTGTTCCGATGGAGGCAGATACTGGGAGAAAACGGTACATTGATGCGCTAAGTTACGAAAAACTCTCGGACGATGAAACAGAAAAGTATTTTACATTTAATCCACGGAATAACCATGACATGATTGTAGCCGGAGAATGCGATAAGGAAATTACAAAGGATTATAGCATTACGGACTTGCGGAAGGAGTTTCAGAAATCCGGTACGATCGCATCTCTGGCGGACAATACGGAAGGCACACTGCTCAAGCACTGGAAGGTGGTATGTAAATAATGGGTTCTTTTCAATTTACGTTAAATTCAGTAGAAATTGATGGGAGAAATGTGATCGAAAAGCATGGTCTTGCTGCCGGAGGGAAAGTGCAACAGATTATTGACAGCGAGTGTTTACGATTAATGGATCCATACGTCCCACTTGATACCGGAGCACTTCGGGACAATGGAATTATAAAAACCGAAATTGGGAGTGGAAACATTATATATGATCTTCCGTATGCCAGAAAACAGTATTACATACCGATGAGCCATGAAGGGAAAAGGACGGATTATTGGTTTGAACATATGAAAAATGAGGGCGGAAAAGAGAAGATTTTAAAGGCAGCAGAAAGGGCGGCGGGTATCAAATGACGGTAAGTGAATGTTTAAAAGAATGGCTGAGAGATTATGAAAATCTTGATATCAGTGACCTTCTGACAGATTTTATCGATGCGCCGGAAGGCTGTCTGGCACTTTTCAAGAGTCCATCCAAAGAGGAAAGAACTTTCCTCGATGGCAGCAAGGATATCACAGAATATTATAATTTTTTTGCAAGAAGTTCTACGCAGTTGGATGAAAATCGCGTAGAAAATCAACAGATGATGGAAGATCTCACGGAATGGATTACAGAAAAAGCCTTTCATGAGGATTATCCGGATCTGTCAAAAGCTGGCAGCCTCATCTGTGAGAATGTAGAAGTAAATGATGCAGCTTCTATTACGTCACAGGAGGATGATAACGCTATATATCAATTAACATTGGCAATTCAATATTTGAAAGAGAGGTAGAACACATGTCAGAATTAGATAGCGAAGTAACACCAACAGTGCAGACGTTGTCCATGGTAAAAAAACATAAAATCGGGTTATTTCTGCATGATGGAACAAAGTACCGGCGTGTAAAGAAATCTCAGACGCTGACGCTTTCCATGAATCCGACAGAAACAGAGTATGATTACATTGCAGACGAGAATCCGACTACGGAAGTTGATTCCTATAAGCCATCCATCGATCAGGATCTGACTATGTACAAAGGATCCGACGATTACGAGATGATTTTCCCGTATTTTTATGAGCGAAGAACCGGATCAGATGCGCATGTAAAGTGCCTGGTAGTATTTATGCATGAACCGGCAGCAGACGGCGGTTATAAGGCATGGGAGACCGAATCTGTTATTTCCGTACAGGACTTAAATGCAGTGGACAAGAAACTGAACTTTAAAGTATTGTTTGGCGGAACGATTACAAACGGCAAAGTTACGATGAATGCCGGTGAACCGACATTTACGGCTGATTCAGAATAAGGAGGAAAAATATGGAGTACACAGTAGAACTTAATGGCAAAGAGTATTCGCTGCCGACATTTAAAAAGTCTGTAAGAAAAGAAATCGAAAGAGTGACAGCGGGGAATGAGAGTAAAAAAGAGTCCGACAAAAAATCACTGGACATGTATCTGCTCGTGAAAAAATTAATCGGAGATGAAGCGGCTCTCGAGGTGTTTGAATCAGATGATATGGAAGAAATCGATCTGAACATGATTACGGTAGCTTTCATCCGGATCTGTGCAGCTTACGATAAACCTATCAATGAATCAGCAAAGGTTGATCCGTTTAATGGGATGAACGAGGAAAATAAACGCTTAGTCATGGGTGTGATCAACAATGCATCTGCATTACAGAATATGATGGATGCGCCAAGACCATCTGTGGCAGCACTCGCAAGGGGAATGCATTAATGCTTGACCTGACACAGAAATCTCTACCAAATGCCATCTCGGTAGGTGGTAGGGATTTTTCTGTTAATACAGATTTTCGTATCTGGATGAGATTTGCAATGGAGTACAGGGAATGGTCCTTGAGTGATGACAAAACACCATTGGATATAAGGTATCTTTTTAAAAACAGCATACCGGTATTTACAGATATAAATGAATATATCGGAATATTGCAATTTGCATTTCCTCAGAATGTGGTGCCGCATTCTGATAGTTCTTCCGGGGATGATGTCCTGTTTTACCAGTACGATGGAGATTATATCTATTCGGCTTTTATGCAGGCGTATGGGATAGATTTATTAGAAACGGATCTGCACTGGCACAAGTTTCTTGCATTGATGAATGGATTGCCTGATTGCACAAGACTGTCTGCGATCATGGGGTACAGATCATATACCGGGGAAAGAAACAAGGACGAATCTACGATTTATCGAAATTTAAAAGAGGCGTGGATGCCGCCATACGAAGAAACAGAAGAAGAGAAAAAGGCTGAGGAAGAGTTTGAAACATATTTCAGTTGATAAATAATTGAGCGTCGGAGCCAGAGAGCCAGTGCCACAGGAAGGAGCTCGTAATTTGGCTGATGGTAAGCTGACGTTTGATACAAAATTAAATACAGACGGAATAAAAAACGGTTTGTCGAATGTCGGAAGTGTGGCATCTAAGGCTTTAGGCTTGACAGCAAAGGCAGTTGGATCAGTGTCAGCAGGACTTTCAGCGGGAGCAATCGCATCTGTAAAGTTCGGAAGCAATTTTGAAGCTGCTATGAGTGGTGTCGCTGCCACAATGGGAATGACTTCCACTGAAATAAATAACGGCAGTGCCGATTATGAAAGGTTGAAGCAGGCAGCCAAGGATGCCGGGGCAACAACGAAGTTTTCCGCTTCACAGGCAGCAGAGGCTTTAAATTATATGGCACTGGCGGGATATGATGTAGATGAATCCATTGCTACATTGCCGACAGTTTTAAACCTTGCTGCAGCCGGAGGAATGGATCTGGCAACAGCTTCGGATATGGTCACGGACAGCATGAGTGCGCTAGGAGATATGGCAGGGACAGCGGACAGCTTTGTCGACAAAATGGCCAAGACGTCACAGAAGAGTAATACCAGTGTTGCACAGCTGGGTGAAGCAATCCTTACGGTCGGCGGAACTGCCAAAAGCATGGCTGGCGGTGTTGATGAAATGAATACCGTTCTCGGTATTCTGGCTGATAACGGAATTAAAGGTGCTGAGGGCGGAACTGCTTTAAGAAATATGATCTTAAGTCTGTCAGCACCGACGGATACAGCATCGGCAAAAATGGAAGAACTTGGTCTGTCTGTATTTGATGCAGAGGGCAAAATGCGCCCGATGAATGATGTTTTCAACGATCTGAATGATATTCTTTCCACAATGACGGAGGGCGAGCAGACTCAGGTTCTTAATACGATCTTTAATAAAGTAGATCTCAAGAGTGTCAATGCCCTTCTTGCAAACAGCGGAGAACGTTTTGACGAATTAAGCGGTTATATTGCAGATTGCGATGGTGCGGCTGCAAATATGGCAGACACCATGAACAATAATCTGCAAGGTAGTGTAACCATTTTACAGTCTGCTTTGGAAGGACTGGGAATAGCAGTCTATGAACAGATGGAAGAACCGTTAAAAGAGGCTGTTAAAGTCGGAAACGGATACATAGATGAGCTGTCAGCTGCGCTTAAAGAAAACGGACCGGACGGACTTGTTTCTGCACTTGGACAGATTCTTGCAGATATTGCTTTGCGGGCCGCGGAGTTTGCACCACAACTGATCGAGCTGGCGGTGCAGCTGATAAAAGAACTGGCACAGGGAATTATTGATAATTTACCAGAGCTGATGGATGCCGCCGGAAAGATAGCGGATGCGATTCTTGATGGAATCGGGGATTTGTGCCCGGCACTGGATCCGGTGATAGATGCGATAAAAAATATCACTGATAATTTAGATGATGTCGCTCTTGCAGCAGAAGTTGCAGCGATAGCTTTTGTTGGGTTAAAAGCCGGAATGGCGATTCAGTCTGCTGTCAAAGGATTTCAAGAGGCAAAGCTAACGATTGCCTTGTTTAAAGCAAGTGCGGAGGGGGCAAATATTGCACAGGCGGCTTTAAATGGAACGTTGACATTGGGAGAAACAGCAGTTGCATTATTTACAGGACAGGTATCGCTTGCTGAACTGGCAACGGCAGGCCTGTCAAAAGCGCAGGGAATTTTAAATGCGGTTATGTCTGCAAACCCAATAACATTAATCGTGATAGCAATAGCTGCACTTGTTGCGATTTTTGTGGTTCTTTGGAATAAATGCGACTGGTTCCGAGAGTTTTGGATTGGCTTATGGGAGAACATAAAAGAAGCTGCCAGTAATGCGCTTGATGCGGTTGTGACATTTTTTACAGAGACAATTCCAAACTTCATTCAAAGTATCGTTGATTGGTTCAATGAACTGCCGGAGCGATTAACAGAATGGGGAGAGAATGTCTATGAGACAGTCACAACAGCAGTTCAGAATACAATAGAGAGCGCTGTGCAGTTCTTTTCAGAGCTTCCAAATAAGATAGCGTACTGTTTAGGTTTCTGCATAGGAAAAATCATTAAATTTGGAATTGACATTGTAAACTGGGCAATAACCGAACTGCCTAAATTCGTTGACAGTGTTATAAAGTTTTTTGCAGAGCTTCCGGGAAAAGCATGGAGATGGTTAGCTAATGCCATTTCAAAAGTATCAGAGTTTGGTTCGAATCTGATTAAAAAAGGAAAAGAAGCAGGACTGAATTTTGTTAAATCACTGGTTGATTTCATAAAAACAGCACCAAACAGAATCCTTATGTGGCTTTTAAAGACTATTGACAATGTGATGCAGTTCAAGGAAAAGATGATTAGAAAGGCTGTGGAAGCAGGCAAAGGATTTGTTGATAAGTTAATTGATGGTGTAAAATCCCTGCCGGATCAGATGCAGACGATTGGAAAAAATATCGTAGACGGTATCTGGAAGGGAATCAGCGGTGGCTGGAAATGGCTAGGGGATAAGGTAAATGAGTTAGCAAATAGCTTATTCGAGGGTGCAAAAGCGGCTCTTGATATCCATTCGCCATCTAAAAAATTCAAATGGATCGGAGAAATGTGCGTTGCCGGTATAGATGAACCACTGGAAGATTATAACCCGTATGACACATTAAACAAGAGCATGAAGATGAATGCCGGAGTTATGACGATCAATCACAGATACTCTGCAGGCGGAACAAACGGCGTATCTTGTGTCGATTATAAGGGTATGGCAGATGCTTTTGCATATGCACTTGGCAAATCGGGATTGACTGTAAAGGTTAATAATAGAGATTTCGGACGTGTAATCAGGGAGGTAGTAAGTTGATGGAGATATATTATAAAAACAGCTCCGGGAAAATTATATATTTAGATCGTGAGCCGTACAAAATGCTTGCATCAACAAATCTGTTTGATTATGCATGGGACTATTCATCGCAGGGGTCGAGTAGTCCCAGAATTACCCAGGTACAAAAAAACATGGTGTCAAAGGATATCAGTGTAATTGTTACAGGAAATACAAAAGAAGATTATCTAAAAAATTTAGAAGCCTTGCTGGAGGTAATTGATACAGATGTGATCAATATGAAAAGCGGCAGACTCTATGTCGGAAAGTGTTATTTGCAATGCTATTTTGTACAAAGCAAAAAATCAGATAAATACCTTAATGTCAAGCAGTCAACATTGTCATTATCACTTGTGGCAGAAAAAGGGTTCTGGATCCTGGAAAGTAAAAAAACATTCACAAAAGTAACGAGTGATAATTTCAGATCAGATGGATTGGATTACCCGTATGATTATCCATTCGACTATTCAAATGATCTCGTGAATCAGAAAATCGTAAATGACAATTACGCGGCATCGGATTTTGAAATGACTATATATGGAAGCTGTGAAAATCCGGCTGTAAGTGTCGGAGAGCATACCTATGAAGTAAATACATCACTGGTAACCGGAGAATATATCGTTATTAATTCGGTATCAAAAAAGGTGTACAAAGTAAAAAATAACGGTGAGCATGTGAATCTGTTTAATGTAAGGGGCAGAGATTTTTATATTTTTGAAAAAATTCCAATCGGTATTTTGAATGTATCATGGAGTGGAGGTTTTGGATTTGATCTGAACCTTTTATCTGAGAGGGGGGAACCCAAATGGATCTGATCTATGCAGACGAAAATAAAATTGAAATCGGAGTCATACCGGAATATGAATTTGACATTGCATTCGGAAGTGACGAAAACGATTTTGAGCTCACTTTAGATGTTTCCTCGCATTGCTGCAAAGCCGGATATTATATTTACATTGAAGATACAGAGTATGGTGGAATCGTTGATAAAATTGAAATTGATACAAGCGCAGGGACCGTTATTTATACAGGCCGGTCATGGCATGGAATCATTGAAAAGAAAGTGATAGAGCCGCCGGAGGGACAGGATTATAAAATTGTATCAGGAGAGGCAAACAGTATCTTAAAAGAGCTGATTGCAGACCTTAGTCTGGATGATCTGTTTACCGCATCATCAGTGGAGTCGTCTATTAATATTTTATACCAGTTTGATAGATACACTCCGGCGTACACAGGTATTTTAAAGATGCTGCTGGCTAATGATGGAAAATTACAGATCACACATAAAAGCGGTAAAGTAATCCTTGAAGCAATACCGCTTTACGATTATAGCAACGATGAAGAATGGGATTCCAGTCAGCTCAGTTTTTCAATTACCAAGGATCTGAGACCCGTGAATCATTTGATATGCCTTGGAGGTGGAAATCTGAAAGAACGTCATGTTATCCATCTGTTTACGGATGAAAATAAAGGCTTGCAGCCATATACAATGACAGATGATCCATTGAGTAATGCAGATTACATCCTGAATAAGTCAAAACAGGTAATGGAAGGTATTGACGAAGTATCAGAAGTATATGATTACAGCAATGCACAGGATGTATTTAATTATATTCTGTTAAAAACCGCTCCGGCAAACTGGGATAAGTTATACCCGGATTATTATGAAAAAAATGGGGATGATTTCAAGAAACTGGAACGTCAGTATGCAGATGTTTATGAATTACTGGTTGGTGAGCCGTGGGACTGGTCTTTTGTATATCCGAATTATTATTGTAAAGACGGAACCGGCTACAAGCAGTTGAGTCAGGAGTACACGGATGTGTTTCAGCCGTTAACGTCGCAGCCGGCTGAATGGGCGAGCTATTATAAAAATTACTATTATAAAAGCGGTACTAAATATAAGAGTGTAAGTGGTGTAGAAAAAATAGATTATAAAATACAGAAATCGCAGCCAAAAGACTGGAAGAAAAATTATGGAGATTACAAGTACTATTATTCAGACGGGGTCACGATTGAATATAAAAGTGTAAGTGGTGTTGCAAAATATAAATATCAGTTGCAGACAATTCAGCCGTCCGACTGGAAAACAAAGTATAAATCTTACTTTTATAAAGAGCCGGTTTATATTTATTATTACACAGAAAAGGTATTTAATACGGGGGCGAAGAAATGGGAGAAGAAAATCCTGCCATATTCTCAACCACAGGAAGAAATAAAAAGCAGGACGTTTGTTCGTAAATATCTGAAAAAGGATGTTCAGTCATATATTTATGAAAATCTTTCATTAGAAAAAGCGCCTAAGTGGAGAACTGGAACTTATTACACAAAGACTTCATATCAGGTTGCTCCGACGTGGAAAAAGAATACCTATTACACGGAGGTAACGTCAATCGTTGCGCCGGTATGGAAAAGCGGAATGTATTACCAGCGGCAGTCTGCAGAATCGGTACCGCAATGGCAGAAAAACAAATATTACCGCTTGAACAAGAATGTAGAACAGATACCTGAGTGGAAGAGCAATACTTATTATGAACAGCGCATTGATAATTATGCTGATCTGGTGGCGAATGGGATAGAAAGGCTCAAGAAATTAAACGCAAGCGATTCGATCAGTATACAACTTGATGCGACGCAGAGCTATGATATCAATGATATTATCGGTACGACAGAGAATCAGACAGGCATCAGTGTCTATCAACCGATCACAAAAAAGATTGTAAAAATAAAAGATCACGTTGAAACCGTGGAATACAAGACAGGGGGATAATAACATGAGCACAAATTTGATCACTGGATATGCTGGAAAATCCCATATTACATCAGCCGGGGATGGGGCGGTAAATGCAGCAGTATTAGGAAACGGAAGATATGTTTTAGATATTGCAGAGAAATTTGCATATGAGCTTATCAGCAACAACCAGATTAGAATTAAGAGCGGATATGCGGTCAATCAGGGAAGAAAAATCGAGTTGGCAGTCAATGATTATGAAGAATTGACTATTGACAATGGATTACAGGGTGTAAAGCGTTGCGACCTGATCGCTATCACTTATGAGAAGAATCTTGAAACCGGAATAGAAACAGCAGTAATGAATGTTATTAAAGGAACAAGCGGAGATGATTATCTGGATCCGGAACATACTGTTGGTAATATTCTAAATGGAGATGCAAAAGATGATTTTTTATTATATCGTGTTAAAATTAATGGTTTGTCGATAGAATCAGTAGAAAAATTATTCGAAGTAAGAAAATCTTTAATTAATGTGCTTGGTACAACAGACATTTCCAAGATCGGAAATGGGACATGCACGGGAGCGATATCATCGTTAAACAGCAGTTTAAAGAAATATTATACACAGACAGAGGTTGATAATATTATTAAAAAAAACAAGGTGAAATCCATTGTTATAGAGTTCGAAGGCGTTACTACCAATGAAAGCAAAGCATTTTTCCCAAAATATACCTATTGGGGATATGTCGGCGAAAAAACCACTGAAATTGATAATTTAATAGCACAGGGGCACACAATTCTTGGCGGTTTTATCTGCGGCGGTCCACACAACGATGCCTCCATGGCTGGCAATGGTTCAGATAACATAGGTGTTATAGTCGGTTCAGCAACTTATTATAACGTCCCATATTCATTTTACGTTTTTTCACAAGCTTATCAGACAATAAGAATTAAGGTCTGCGTTTTATATATTTAATATTTAACACAGTTTTATAGCAGTTATCTTTGTACTGATCTGCCCGAACGTCACCGCTTTTGGCACTTTTATCAAAAACTTTAAGTTGTTAACTGCCTTGCCGGATATTATTTCATGCATGGTCAGCCACGTGCCACCGTTTCCGTTATTTGGGGCGGTGATTCCAATCGCCTGATCGACGGTACTTTTTAATGATATAACATCCACGGCAGAACTTTCAGAAACCCAACAGTAATAATTTACCAGCCACGTTCCGGAATCAATAGATAATCCGTCCGCGCCTGCATAACTCCATGTATCGGAGAAGTATTTATTAAATTCGTTACTGCTTACCTGACGGTATCCGGTATTGAACATGGTTTTGGCGTCGGATTTCTTTAAATATGTGGTCGGAATATCATTACCATCGTGATCTGCATCAGCCCGACCAACACGTACAGCAGGATAGGTGTCGTCAAGTTCATTATGTGCGATCAGATTAATTACTTTTTCAGTGGAATCCTGTAGCGGTATGAAGTCCCCTAAGGTTCCGGACCAATCACTTTTTTCAATTCTAATGTAATGCTTATTTGTTAAACTGCTGTTTTACGAACAAAGCGGACAACTTGGCACAAAAGAAAAACTATGTAGAAATATAATAAAATCAAGAGCCTAAGAGCCGATTACATGACCATGTGTTGTGTAGCCGGCTCTTTTAAATAACAAGCCTTCGGGCAGAAAGAGAGGAAAAAAGAAAATGGAATCAATTATAACCGCATTAATCACAGGGGGGCTTGCACTGATTGGCACTGCACTGACAGTCAGTAGCAGTCAAAAAAAGACTGAACACAAACTGGAAACCGCACAGGCGGTCACAGATTGCAAGATTGAAGAGCTGACACGCGAGGTAAGATTACATAACAACTTCGCACAGCGCGTTCCAGTAATGGAAGAACAGATCAGGGTAATTAACCACAGAATAGCAGATTTAGAGGAGGAGTGATATTATGGCAGATTTAGGATTTTTAACAGAATTTATGGTGCCGGTAATAGTAGGGATTTGCCTTTGCGTCGGCTATGTAATTAAGAAATGGATTAAGGACGTTGATAACAAGTGGATTCCTACTGTATGCGCCGTTTTGGGCGTTATATTAGCAATTTGGATGAATGGATGGAGCGTTTCTCCATCAATCATTTTAAGCGGCTTATTCAGTGGATTAGCAAGCACCGGTTTACATCAGTTATTCAAACAGTATTTAGAGAAAGGCGGTAAAACAGAATGAGAGATATTAAAGCATTACACCCGGATTTACAGGAGAAAATCACACTTTTACAGAAGAAATGTGCGGCTGCCGGAATTACGATCGGCATTGGAGAATGTTTGAGGACGAAAGCAGAGCAGGATGCTTTATATGCAAAGGGCAGGACAAAGCCGGGAAAGATCGTCACAAATGCCAAAGGATTCAGTTACAGTTCCATGCACCAGTGGGGCGTAGCCTTTGATTTCTACTTGAAAATGGATGTGGACGGGGACGGTAAAACTTCGGATGATGCATTTAATAATTCTACCGGATTATATAATAAGGTAGGAAAAATCGGGCAGAGCATCGGCTTAGAGTGGGGCGGATCATGGAAATCCATTAAGGACAGACCACATTTCCAGTTACCAAACTGGGGAAGCACTCCGACAAAGTTGAAAAAAATGTACGGCACACCGGAGAAATTCATGGCTGTCTGGAAAAAGAGTGGACAGGCTGCCACAGCCACCAAGACGGAATATAAAGCCGGGAACTGGTACCGTGTGAAAGAAGCTGTCCCGGTCTGCAACGGTTATTACGGCGAGCAGGGCAAGTACATTTACTTATCCAACCAGATCAGGACATCTTGTGATAATAAAGGCGGCATCGGGTACCTGAGAAAAGGTGCCGACATTAAGCCGGTAGAGGTAAGAAAGTTCGATGACGGATCCGTGTGGTTCAAGCTGGATGCCACGATCGCATGTCTGGCTGTAGGAGTGGATGGAAAAGTTTACATCGGATGATGAGGAATTTTGTCATGAAATTTGTCACGAAAAGTTCAAAGCATTGTAAATACTGGCGTTATGAGACTTAATTTAACGGGTTCGACTCCCGTCAGGTCCACT